CGATTGCCGGCGTCGTCGAGCGTGATGATCGTGTTCGCGATGCACATCGTCAGCACCGGATGGTTGCCGTGCGCGAGTTCGCCCTCGAGCAGGGCCTGTTCAAGGTCACGCAGCGCTGGAGACATGCTCTGCATCCCTTGGCCGAACTCGACGAAGTGATCGTTGACGAATTGCTCGCTCATGCCGGCCCTCAGCAGCCACGGCAGGAGATGCTTGAAGTTCCAACGGTCGAAGGCGAGCTTGCGCACATCGTAGCGCCAAAAGACATCGCGCAGGTGGGAGGCGACAAATTCGTAGGAGATCGTCCGCCCGGGCGTCGTCTGCAGGTAACCCTGCCTCGTATCATAGGGTACACGGTCCGCCACCGACTTTTCACTCAGTCCCTCAGACGGCAACCAGAACGTCGGTTGAACCCTCCACTTGCCATCGCGTTTTCCGATCAGAACCAGCGCCGTGAGATCGGCGACCTCGGAGAGGTCGAGGCCACCGTAGAGCGGAATGCCCTCCAGCGGCCCAACCGGTCCGCCGCAGGCCTTCCACACGGCGGGAGAGATAAACGGATTGCTTACTTCAACTCGCTGATTGAGGATGAGATTACGGTATTCCGCCTCGCGTGCGGGCATGCGCTGCGCGTCCCTGGCCATCGCCATCACCTCTTTGGCGGATAGAAACGTTCCGAACGCCGGGTTTGCGAGCCGGATTGTCTCCTCGGCGAAGGGGTCCAGGTCGACCGGCGCGGCATAGAGCGATAGGACGGTGTGCGGGTCATGGCCCGCCTTCGCGTCGTCGATCAGCACTGACATGAGGTCGGCATCAGTCGGCGCCTGAGTGGAAATAATGATCGATAAGGGGTGAGCCTGGGCACCGGTGGCGGTCTCGAGCGCTTCGTACAGCGCCGAGCGCGGACCCCGCACCTGGCCCAACTCGTCATGGATCACCATGGCCGGCGACAGCCCGAATGCGGTTGTCGCGTCAGCCGACAGCGCCCGATAGCGCGTACCCAACTCGGGACAGATCAGTTCCTTGGCAGTTTCGCGGATTGTGACCGCCCGCGACAGAACCGGGTTCAGGCGCACCATCTTGGCCGCGAGCGCAAAAATGATGGCGGCCTGATCGCGTGATTGCGCCGCCGAGAACAACTGCGAGTTCGGCCGGCTCTTTGCCGGCGGACCACAGAGATGAACAAGCAGCAGGCAGGCCGCAAAAGTCGTTTTGCCGTTCTTGCGCCCGAAGCTAAGGATAGCCCGGCGCGTGCCGACCGGATTGTCGTAGATCCGCTCAATCTCGCGCTTCTGCCAATCGTAGAGCTTTAGCTTCTTGCTGACGTACTGGCCTTCGGGGACGAAGCAAACTTCCTCGATGAAGGCCACGACGTCAGCGGCGCTTATCCTTCCATCGCCCTGAGAACTTTTCCTGCGCTTAACCACGAGCCCTGATCTCCCATGGCCGCTCCTTGGCGGCATGCCCGATTTCGGTCTCCGAGGTCCTGGCGCTCCATCGCGACTTCGGCGTCAGCCTCAGCGACTGCGACAGCTGGTTCACCGCCCTTGCTGCCTCGCGATGGGCTTCGGCAAGCCTTGCAGCCCGTTCGCTGTCCCCGGAGCCATCCGCCCTCACCCTGCGCAATTGCTCCTCAAGCCCCTCCGAAATCACGATCTGCGCACATAACCGACGCAGAACCGGCTGGCATTCCGATCCGAACCAGTTCGGCGGCATCGCGCCGACAACGGCCCGCCAAACAGCCTTTTCGGCCTTGTCCAAGGCTCGGGGAGGCTCCGGTCGCCCCTGACCCGGGATGACCGGCACCACGCTCAAGGCATTCACCGACTTGCGTCCACGCGACATCCGACCAGCTCCTGGCGGCGAAACTGACGAACATTCTTCAAGCGGCAAGACCGCATTTTCTTAAGGAAATTGACATCCGAACCTATTCGTACAGTTTAGCATTTTTTGGCCGCCGCCGCGCCGCGGGAACCCGGGGAGAATTTTTTTTCTACCATCCCCCCCGACTTGAATCCTACGGGCGGGCGGCGTCGTGGCGGCGGAGCCGAGGACCTTCGCCCTGAGAGACGCGAGGGACCTCCCTGTTTCTAGCCGACCCGAACGAAACCACCCCGCGACGGATGGGCATTGTCCCGCGGCTCGATCCGCCTCAATTCGGTCCGCGTGCCGCAGGTCCGCGGGTTGGTGCCACCTGTCGGGGGCGACAAGTGGAACCTTGGCCGGCCGTTCGTCTCGCACCCGGTCCGCGCGCCGTCCCGCCTATCGTCCCGATAGGGGTCGCCCGTCCGCGGACCTACGCTAGAATGCCCCGCCACAGTCCAGACCAACGCAATGGCCATGAGCAATCGCAGCCAACCCCACGAGGCGGCCCTAAGCCAGCTCCGGGACGGTCTCGCCTATGCGGTCACCATGATCGTCAACCTGCGCGCCAAACTGTTGCGCCACGAACCCGAGGCGGAAACCGCGACGATCGCCGCAGCGCTAGCCACCAACTACCTCGAATACCTTGTCAAAATGCGCTGCGCCCATCTTCCAGCTCCTCTCGGTTGTATATGCGACTGCCAGTCTCATCTCGACCCATCGAAACCGGACCGGCAAAGCCGCAATATCTGTGCATCTCGGTATATCAGCGCCGCATTGCGTATCAGCGCATAAACAAAGCGCGGATTTTTTGCGCCGAACGCCGCTCGCGCAAGAAAGAGCTCCCTTGGGAGAACTTCTTGCCGATCCTGGCGCGCCATCCGCTTCCCCGGCCCAAGATCATGCAGCGCTACACCGCTGTCAGTGAAGCTCTCTCATGAGGAACCGGATGCAGTAATTCTGCGCGTCCGGCTTCCGGACTGCAATATGCTGCAATTGCAGAGTTTATATGCTCCTCGCGAACTGCGCAGCCTGCCGCTTCATCCATGGCCAGTAGCAGCACAGCATAAGACCCTTTGGTCCTAGCGCCACAGCAACATCCATAGCCAAGAAAGCCCCATTTCCCCGTCACACTCCAGACCACCATCAGGGAACCCTGGTTCTTTCTGCGCCAGCTTGAACGTGGCGACAGCGCTATTTTCGTATTCTGATTCGATATCGTGTGTCTCCCATAATTAAGATTCAAGAGAAGAGCAAAGAAGTAGAGCATAGAAGAGCTGCCGTGATGTGCAGCTGTGCTACATTTTGTGCCCAGCCGCACATGCGCATGTGCAGCTGTGCTACATTGAGGCCTAGCCGCACTACCTGATGTGCACCGGTGCTACATTTCAGCCTCCAGTGCAGCCTCAGCGATTGAACTTAACCTCAAGCGCGTGCTTGTTTTTTCTACGAATGCCGATCAGCCCGGCGGCAGCGTAACGCCTCAATGCCCGGTATTTTGCAAACCGGGTGACACCCAGATCGGCGAGTCCACTATTGGTGACCTTGATCGTGCGATTGCGGCAAAGCTTTCGCAGGCGCCAAAGCCACAGCCACACAGCCAGATCTCCTTTGCTCCGGGCAACGGCGTATGCTTGGCGAAATGAGGCCAGGGGGCAGCCAATATGTCGGGTATCCCGCGGTTCAGGCTCTGGTTTGGGTTTTGGCTCGCGGTCCCGTTCAGTGCGAGCCATGCCAGCGGCCGCCTGCGCGCGGCGAAAGTCCTCGTCTTCATCGAACAGCTCGTCCATCATCGGCCCCTGACCTTGTCCGGACCGGCAGCCGATTCGCGATCCGGTTTCTCCATGTCATCCAGTAAGTCGCGCACTCGCTGCCAAATCTCCGCGCCGCGCTTGTCCCGGTAGCGGTCCGGAAACTTGACGATCTCGGCCTTGGTGCGGAGCTCCAGCGCTCCGCTTGAATCGGTGTTGAGGACAATTCGGCTCGCCCGCCGCATGCACTCTTTGGCAACCGCAACGGCGGCCTCGATGCGATCGATCGGAGCGCCAATCAGGATCGCATCGTGGACCGGTGCCAACAGGTCGAACAGCCCAGCCCCGTGCCGATGGCACAGGATGATTGCGATGCGCAGGATTTCGGCTCCGACGCTTTGTATTGGCCAGTTGCGGATCGAGCGCTCGTTGAATTCAGTGATGCCGGTCAGGCAGCGCCAGCCAAGAACTGTTCGCATACCACCGGTATCGAGTGCTTCCGCCAGCCAGTCGTTGGACCAAGCCCAGTATCCCGCAAACAGGTTGCGATGCTGGTGTAAAAGCTCGCTCGCCTCGAAGGTCGGGATGTTGAGCCGGCCGGCGAGCGTATCTTGGCCCATCCCGTATTGGGTGGATAGCAACAGTACTTTGTAATTGTCCCGGACCGCAGCATGCGATTCGGCGGTTGCGGTGGACGGCACCGCTTCAACTCGTTTGGCAAAATTCAGATAGGGGTCGCCGGACGCGTAAAGCTCTAGCATTTCGCGGCAGCCAGACTGCGCCGCCGCGATCATGAATTCCATCGATGAATAGTCGATGTAGGCGACCGCCTGTCCAGGACCGGGCTTGATCAGTGATCGGAGCCAGACTGCTGGTGAGAATATCCACTGCGCAGCCTTCGGCTGGGTGCGCGAAGTCTTCGACTGGAATGGCCACAAGACTGTCCGGTTGCGACCATCAGGGCCAACCGCAAGCTTGATCTTGCGGAGCTTGTCGCGGGCATGGCGTAACTGCCTGAGCGATTCCAGCTCAGGCCAGCCCTTGGTCATGTTCTCGAAGGTCTTGTTCTTCAGGTTGAGCTTGCCGGAGTCGAGCCGCGGCCAGCCGATTATCCCGCGGCGCCTGAGGTAGTCCTCGAACCGTTCACTATTGAATGACCAGTCCCCATTCTTGCCCTTGATGTAGACGCCATATTGCGCGTCGATGATCGGCACCATCGCGTCGCGCACCGCAGCCCAAGTCCGCTTGTCCTGCAGCCGCGAGAATATTTCCATGTCGATGGGAACACCGTGATGTTCCATAACCGCCGATACCGCTACGAACTCGCCGCGGTAGAGGGCGATGTCTAGATCAATCAGCGGCAGAATTTGCGGCAGCAGCTGCGCGAGCGCATCCACATCCGACATGCAATATTCGAGAATCTGCTGACGCTCAGCTGGCGTGAAGGGGTGACCCTCAAGAATGCGCTTGCGCATCGCATCCTTGTAGAAGGTGCCGATGTTGTCGATGCTGAAGTATTGCAGCGCGCCGAGAAGCCCACGGCTCTCCTTTTTTGCCCTGCCGTTCATGAGACAGCGAAATTCCGGACTTAAATCGAGCATTCTGGAGGGAAGCGGCCAGTCCTGCACTAGATGGCACGTGCACTCGGCCATACCGACGAAATTGACGAAGAGAGAACTGCGGCCGGTATCATACGGGCAAGGGTGCCGTTCGCCCGGCCGGTACCAAATGGAAATAGTTCTGCCTGACCGCAGTTCGCGTGCGGCCAGACAGACGACGTCAGGGTGGCAGCCCGGCTTTGCGATGAACTCGAAGTCGTGCAGCCACACCTGATCGTATGGCAGTTCATCTATCGTTAGAACGACCACGGGCTGCCCATTTCTGAAAGAGCGGATGCTCGACGGAATCGATCAGCCGGCCTTTGTCGCGGAAGGCGAGACGAAAGATTTTCGCCGCCTTCAGCTCGGGCCAGATCGGATCTGCGTAGAGATTTTTTCGCGCCGGATAGACCTTGTACACCTTGTTGTCCTGGTCGGTGTACAGCCGTACCCATTCGTCAACTCCTCGGCGCAGCCCGATCTCTTTCGTACGCGCGTACTCGTTCATTGCCCCGTCGGCCCCGGCGCAACGGACTGGCACGATGCGAGTAGCGTTGTTCTCCGTCACGGTCAGATAGAGTGTGTGATCGCTGACCGTGATGCCGATGCCGGCGAGTGCTGTCACCATGGCGTCAGAGACGGCGAAGAACTGTTTCTCCATCCCAACTTCCAGATCAACGATCGGGATAATTGGGCGAAACTCCGGATGGGTCCGGAAGAACTCGTTCTTGCCTGGGATCTTGCTGACGCCGATGGAAACGATACCAACGGCGCTGGCACCCTTGGCGCTAGGAACATCGCGGCGAAGGGCGCAAAATTCAGCCTCGTCCTTGTCAAGCTCTTCGACGAGCTTGAGGTCAACTTTCTTGGCCTCATCCTCGCCGGACTCATCCGCGGACTTGAGGTCAACTTTCTCGGCCTCGTCGCCAATCTTTACGTCGGCCTCGTAGTCGAGTTCGTCGACGACTTTGAGGTCGACTTTCTTGGCTTCATCGCTCATGCGATACCTCCTGACTGGGCACCTGTGAATTCCGCGGGCGCCCGAACGCGGTAGCGGCTTCAGATGGATGGATGGTGTGGATTCACAGTAACGATTGGCACCGCGTCAGGATGCACTCTGCGCATCCGGGTAATCTGGTCGCCTAGCTCGGCGCCAGCGCTGCGACCACCACCGGACGAGGTGCTGAACGTGAAAAATTCTGGTCACTCCCGTTGAGGCGATAATGCTGCGCACAAAGAAAAACTGATGATCAGGCTCGCTACCGGTCCATGCCAGATCGCAGCCCATGAAATTTCGGCTCAGCTGATGCGTTGCGTGCATCAAGACAAAGGAGCCCGCCGCCGGATCGACGACCAGATCGCCGGGCAGCGTCACCGTGCCGATCAAACGCCTAATCAAGCCGATTGGCTTAATGTGCGGGTGAATCTTACGGTCGACCTTCTCGACCCATCGTGACGGGATCCCATGGTCGGTCCAGGTCTTGGCGGTGATTGGTGGTCGCTGCAGCACGACGAGATAATCGCCGCGGCGGCGCGAGCGCTTGCCCATTCCCATGCGCTCGTTGTCCCAGGCAATCAGATCGACGACTTGCAATCCGGCGATGCGCAAATGGTGCGCTTGGCACTCCAAAGGTATCGGCCCAGCTCATGAGATAAGCGGAAGGCTGGAGTATCCGCGCGATCTCGTTCTCGACCGCTTCGATGTATTCCGTAGTCATTGCCGGCAAGGCGGCGCGGCCACATTGGCACGAGCCTTCATTGCCGAACTGCAACTTGTCGAGCACCTCGCGATGCTGCGGATCGAAGAATACCAACCGGACGCGCGCATCCGGCAATGTGCGGAGCAATTCGAGCGCATCACCGCGCTGGGCAATATTGAATGAGAACTGGGATTCAACTGTCTTGGACATGGTCGTTCTCGGGTCTGGAAGAGAGCACCGCGCCGCCGCCCGCACAGGACGAACGGCGCCGGGTTAGTTGCTTCAGCTTGCCGTTAGCGGCCAAGCTCGGTGAGCAGATTGATCGCCGCGTCGGTGCCGATCACACCGGCGATGCTGGCAAGCTGTTTGCGAGCGCGGACCACACACGCGGGTTGCGGCACCAGCGGACGCAGCCCCTGGCGCACGGCATTTCGCTGTTCGGGAGTCAGCTGCAAGGCGAATCCGAGGTAGGCCTCGCTGACGCCATAAGCCGCCGCCACGAGGCGACGGGTAAGGTTTTTCATGGTGGCCAGACCGTCGATGACATCAGCTCCGTCGCAAGTGCTGACCGCCTTGATGCAGGAGCGAGTGGGCATCGAGCTCACGCGGCCGCTTACGAAGCGGCTCATGAGGCTTGGCGATCGTCGCCTGTTCCGCCCGCCCGACTGCCGGTGCCGGAAGGATTGCGGTTTCGGCCAGAAGCTTGGCCTTGCCGTTCAGTGACGTTGCTGTATTCTGCACTTTCAGTGCCTTTCTGTCGGTTGTACTGGGAGGATTGACGTTGCTGCGCCGATCCTCCCGACGGTTCGCGGTCAAGCCGACAAAGTCCGCGAGGGCCATTCCGAGCGAGTGCTCGGGAATCTCAATCTCAGTGTTCATGGCGGACCCAGGTCTCTCCCGAAGTGTGGGAGTGCCACCCTTGGGCGAGCGCGGTGCGGTCGACCATGCGGCCGGCGAGCTGCTCGGCTCTGGCGATCGCCGCCTTGGCCAGCGCTGAGCCCTCGACCATGAGCCGGCGGAATGCACATGCGTCGGTTACGCCGTCGCGCTCGGCGTCGGCCCAGCCGATGAAAGCCACCGCGCCTTGTGGACCGACCTTCACCTTGACGCGTCCAGAGGCGAGCGCGGCCGAAAGGGTGGCCACGGCTCGTCGCACCTCCGCGATGCGCTGCTGGATGGTCTGCTTCGGCTTCAAGCGGGTGTCGCACGGCATGACACGGTCACGCGGCTTCGGAGGTGAGTTCGAGATCAGGTTTTGAGTCGGATTTCGGATCGGATCCGAGATCGGGCCCGAGATCAACGACACGCCCCTCGGCAGTAGGGACCCCGATTTCGGCCGCCGGCTCATCGAGATCGAGAAACGCGGTTCGCGCCTCCATGATGCGCCTGATGGCGACCTGATCGATCTCCTGGGCTTTCGAGTCGCCGGCCTTGGCGATCACCCGGGCGGCGGCGCGCCCCACCTCGATTGCCTTCTGGGCCCGCGACCGGGCCTCAGGCACCAACATCCGGCCGAGGTCGCGCGTCATGTCGGCAGCATCACGCACGGCGGTCGAGTCGAGCGCCCGCACGCCTTCCGCCATCTTCGCCAGCAATTCGCTCACCTCGGCATTGATGGCCCGCGCCGCCTCGACATCGGTGTCGGCAACCTTTCCGACGATCACGTTGACTTGGACGCGGGTCTGGCTGCTGTTGGTGTTGAACTCCGCCGCCAAGGGCCTTGCCTCGGCGATCGCGTTCTCCAGATCACTGGCATTCTGCTCGGGACAGAGCAGGCCGAATGCCGAACTCGCGCAGACGCTGCGAACGAGCGAGCGAACCTTGCTGCGAACGACAACCGCCAATTTGTATTCAGTCGGGTCGTTGATTGTCTTCTCGGTTTCCCATGTCGCCGACTGCTTGCCGTCGTCTGTTGTATGTTCTGGCTCGATGTCCCTATGAACGAAGATGACGTTGCCGCGAATCGAGGTCTTAAGGCCGACAAGAAGGCCGGGCCTTAAAGTGGTCGTCTGCATTTGAAGTCCTCCAGGTTACAGATCGAGCGCACGCGCTTGCGACGGCGCGTCGATCTCGGTGTTATTGGAAGTTGCAGGCCGTGCCCGGCCGCGTGCCCACTCCCGCAGTTTCCCGATTTTCTCGGCTGCGGTCTTCGTCAGTGGGACGACGGTAGTGGCGGCGGCGAGCAGATCGGCCGCGGTGATCGGGCGGGCGCCATCGGCGAATGCGACGAACAGTGCGTCGGGCACGAGCGCCGCGAGCTCCGCGCCCGTAAAGCCGGCGGCGGCTGCGACCTTGTCGAGACCGGCGATGGCGGCTGGATCCCGACCATGACTGCGCAGCGCCGCCTCGATGATTTCAATCCGCTCGGGCAACGTCGGCACATCGACAAACCAAATCTCATCGAAACGGCCTTTGCGAAGCAGCTCCGGTGGAAGGCCCTGAACATCGTTGGCAGTGCAGATGACGAACGCTTCGCCCCGACGTTCCTGCATCCAAGAGTGGATTGCGCCGAGCGCGTCAGAGGAAACGCCGCCGTCAGCCGCGCTCTGAGTTGCGCCGGCCAACGCCTTCTCGACCTCGTCGAGCCAAACGACGCAGCGACCGATCACCTCGATCACGCGGAATGCTCGGCGCAGGTTGCCTTCGGACTCGCCGACAAACTTGGATTTGAGCGCGTTCAGATCCAGGCGCAGCAATGGGATCTTCCACGCTGTGGCGATCGCCTTCGCGCTCAGAGATTTGCCGCAACCGGGAATCCCGAGAAGTAAGGCGCCGCGCGGTGCCGGCAGCCCGTAGGCACGCGCTGCGGACGTGAAAGCCATGCCCCTCCCGACCAGCCAAGTTTTGAGATTGTCGAGACCACCGACTGCATCGAGTCCGCCTGGGAGTGGTTCGCACCAATCGATCAGCTTCTCGCGGGCAATCAGCCGGCGTTTCTCACGAGCGACGAGGGCCGGATCAATCCGCCGAATCTGAACGAGGCTGCGGGCGAAGGTCGCTTGCACCTCCTCGGCGGTGAGGCCGACCGCGGCATCGATCGCGGCCGCGCGCTGCCCATTGGGTACGGCATTGAGCTGCAGGTCGTCGGGAAGTTGAGCGAGCGTAGCGTCAAGGATTCCGCCAACTTCACCGCGATCCGGCAGCGGCCATTCTATCAGCGTGGCGTGACTGCTCAGATCGGCGGGAATGTCGACTGAAGACGAAAGGACGATGATCGCCTGGGCCCGCTCGCGCGGTGTTCCCGGCAGCTGACGCGCGAGGTTGCGAAGCCGCCGCCGCACCGGGGCTCCGATTGGACCGTCGAGCCATGCCGGCAGATCGCGTAGTATCCAGACGCATCGAGTGCCAGCTGGTTGCCTAGCCCGATCGCGAATCGCGTCGAGAGTTTCCGCGGGATCGGGTCCGCCAATGGGCACCGGATTGCCGGAGAGATCAGCAACACCTGCGGCGACGTCCCAGGTGTAGGAAGTATAACCCGCGGCTGCGGCTGCTCCGAACAGATACCGTTCAACGCGGGATTCGTCGCGGGATACGATCCAGAGCACCGGGTTACGGGCGCGAAGCAGAGAGTAGACATCAGCCGTGGCCACCTGACTCTTGGTCGGTGGCGGAACGGCCAACACCGAGTCGGTCCCGGCGCGAGCTGCTACCGGAGCGGTCGACTTACTTGTCTGCCCGATGAGACCTGGTGCGGTGCCGAGAGAATCCGCGCGAATCGCGGCGGGTAATTCGGCATCGTTGACTCTCGTATCGGTCGACCTATCTACCCGCATATCCGGAGACCTTTCGTAAGGGTTCCTGTGATGCACTCCATCTTGGACCCGGTGCCGCGAGGGTTGGCCCAAAAATCGCGGCCCGGGCCCCTTCTCTCAAGCTATTCAGGTTTGCTCTCGCTCTGGCTGGTCCATGACCGAGCCGGCCTGAAGCGAAGTCGTGAGCGAAGCTGTCGGCGCCGATTTATGCGGGCTGCTGCGTGAGCGGCGCGGTTTCGTCTTGCGTTCGACTGCACCATTGGCGATCGCGATCGCGTCGCGCAGTTTCATTCCGTCCCTGCCGGGACTCAGCTTGACGATCAGTTCGGGAAAATGCCTCTTGAGCGTGTCGGAGGATAATGACGTAATCCTCTCGACAACGACCATGCGTTGAACTGTCTGCCCTTCAAACCACGTGGGAGGTCGCTCGCTGAGGATTGATTCGATCCAGCTCGGAAGCGAAGCGTCGATTATTTTGGTCCTGCTCATAGCGGAGCCTGCGTCGCGTGAGTCGTGTGAGCTACGCGAGTTATATTACAGCGGATTCCGGTCAAATTGACACATAGCCAGCATGTCGAAAGTAGTTGCGGCATTCTGCACGAGAAAGTGTCGGAATGAAAGCAGCGACGC